GGACAGTAAAGGAAATCCTGTTAGGCAGGGAGGCAGTGGAAGTGGCGCAGGTTCCGTTGTTACCAACACTCAACCAAAAGAAGAAAAAAGCGGCGGTAAAATCGTCTGCACGGAAATGTATCGCCAAACACAGCTTGAAGATTGGGCTAGAACAATGAAGATATGGGATACATATCAGAAAAGGTACTTGACACCAATACATGAAATAGGGTACCATTGGTTATTCAAACCATACGTCCGTGGTATGCAAAACAGCGGCATTCTAACTAATGTCGGTGCCTTCTTTGCACAGAAACGAACACAGCACCTCAAACATGTTTTAACAAAAGGCAGAGCTAAAGATAGCTTTGTCGGTAATGTTTGGTGCAAAATTATACATCCTATCGTCTATTTGATAGGAAAGATGGTTTACAAAAAATAATAATTGTAAACTGTAGACTGGCTACCCATCACCCCATTTGGCTACTGGTGGCCCCAACAAGGAGAATATTATGGCTGAAGCAGCTGTTAAGCAAGATATCAAGACTACCCCTATTAAATACAAAAACAATCGTCAAGAGATGGAAGATGCCGAACTTAAACGATTAGAAGATGAGCGAGCAGGAATTGTTCAAAAACAAGAAGCTGCAGAACAGGATGAAGCAGAAACAAATGCACTGGAACCAGAAGAAAAAACGTTTAAAAAGCGCTATGGAGACCTTCGCAGACATGCTCAACAAAAAGAAGAGCAGATGCGGGATAAGATTCGCACTTTGGAAACGCAGCTTTCGTCGGCGGCTAAAGAAGCTATACAGCTACCCAAGACAGATGAAGAGCTATCTGAGTGGTCTAAGCAGTACCCAGATGTTGCAAAAATGGTGGAAACGATTGCCACTAAGAAAGCACAAGAGCTAGACAGTTCCATTGAAGAGCGCCTTAAGTTAATTGCAGAACGCGAAGTTGCGGCTAACAGAAAGAATGCTGAAGCGGAACTTATGCGGTTCCACCCTGATTTTGACGATATTCGTAATAGCCAAGAGTTTCACGATTGGGTTGAAATACAGCCAGAGTGGGTACAAAAGGCTTTATATGAGAATGATAACGATGCACGTGCCGCATCTAGGGCAATTGACCTTTACAAAGTTGACATGAATATCAACGAAAAGAAGGAAAAAGCTCCTACAAGTAACAAAGATGCTGCTAAATCAGTTACGTCCCGCGGGACTAATTCTGTTGCTGAGACAAAAGAAAAACAGTCGAATCAATGGAGAGAATCTCAAGTAGCAAAAATGAAGGGTGCTGAGTTTAGTAAGCATGAGCAAGAAATTGCGGAAGCTGTACGAACTGGAAACTTTATATATGATATATCAAGAGGTGAATAAAATACTTCTTCACAATTAGTTTTAATTGTGGTACAATATATATAACTTTACGAGTGGCCCTTGACTTTTTCAAGCAACCCACATTGTGCTCTACACATAAATCGCACTTAATCTTATTGTAACCTTGGTGTAGCAAGGTATACGATTTTCTCTGCTCTAAACCACCCAAGTGATGATTGGCCCCACGTAGTGGATACCCAAGCTAGTTGGCCTTTATAGTGTTCAGGAAATCGGAGTTTAATAGCCCCATTTTAGGAGAATAAGATGGCTTTTCAAACTGCCGCTGGATACGGTAACCTACCGAATGGCAACTTTAGCCCGGTAATTTACTCGCAAAAAGTCCAGCAAGCTTTTCGTAAGTCTTCTGTCGCTGAGTCAATCACGAATTCTGACTATTTCGGTGAGATTGCAAACTATGGTGATACCGTTCGTATCATCAAAGAGCCTGAAATCACCGTTAAAGAATACGCTCGTGGTGCACAAATTACACCACAAGACTTGGACGATGAAGACTTTTCCCTTGTCGTAGACAAGGCCAACTACTTTGCATTTAAAGTAGATGACATTGAAGAAGCACACTCACACATTAACTTTGAATCTCTTGCATCTGACCGCGCCGGCTACCGTCTGCGTGACCAGCATGACCAAGAAGTTCTGGGTTACTTGTCTGGTTTCAAACAGTCCAGCCTTAGCACTGCCGCTGGCACCGCAAACGACGTAGTTAGCGGTTCAAAAGCAGTATCTACCGCTGGTAGTGACGAACTTCTGACTAGCATGAAGCTTCGCAAAGACAGCTTCGGCAACATTACCACAGGCTCTGCTGGTGACCACTCAATTCCACTAGCTGCTCGTCTTCCTGGTGCAACTGCCCTTCCAACTGCAACTGCCTCACCTCTGATGGTTATTGCACGTATGGGCCGTCTCCTTGACCAGCAGTTTGTAGATAACGATGGTCGCTGGATGATTGTAGACCCTGTTTTCATTGAATTGCTTAAGGACGAAGACTCCCGTCTTCTGAATAGCGATTTCGGTGGCTCAGGTCTCCAAGGTGGTCTTGCTGTCGGTCAGCTACATGGCTTTGATGTATATGTATCTAACAACCTGCCGTCTGTCGGCACGGGTGCTGGTACAACTGGGTCTGCCAACCAGAACTCCAACTTTGGTGTTATTGTTGCTGGCCATACATCAGCTATCGCTTCGGCTTCACAAATTACGAAAACTGAGGCATATCGTGACCCAGATTCGTTTGCGGACATTGTTCGCGGAATGCACTTGTACGGCAGAAAGATTCTTCGTCCTGAAGCAATCGTAACTGCTAAGTACAACGCAGCTTAAGGGGGGATTAGACAATGGCAACCTTTGATTTGACTGCTTCCGGCACCACAGGTGTTGGCGCTAACTCAATTGCAGTTCTTCCTTCTCATAAGCATACACATGTGATGCGTAACCTTGAAGCGTACGTTGATGTTGACGAGTTGATTGCTGCAGGAAATACTCTTGCAGATGGCGACATCTTTCAAGCACTTGAAATCCCTGCAGGAACCCTAGTTGTTAATGCGGGTGCAGAAGTGATGAAAGCTTTCAACGCAAGCGTGACTGCAGACATTGACTTTGCTGCTGGTGATGACATTGTTGACGGTGCAGACGTAACCTCTACAGGTTTCTGTGCAGCCGGCTCGAATGGTCAGACCAACACAGTTGTAGGTAGTGCAGCCTCCACTTACACACAATTCGTAGCTAGTACAGATACGATTGATGTGTTGTTGGCTGGTGCAGCACCTAGCACAGGGCGTATCCGTGTCTATGCGACAGTAATTGACTGTAATGAGCATGGTTCAGATAAGCCTACTGATGTAGACCGTGACCAACTCGCGTAACTAACAAAATAGGGACCGGCTGTGTTGGTCGGTCCCTAAACTTAGGGCTCTTATGGCATACAATTATCTAGACATCACAAATGAAGTTCTTGCCAGATTCAATGAAGTAGCCCTAACTTCATCGAATTTTACTACTTCGCGTGGATTTCAGACGCAGTGTAAAAACGCTGTAAATGATTCGATTAATTACATTTATCAACGTGAATTTGGGTGGGCGTTCAGCCATTCAGAGCAGAGCCAGACACTAGTTGCTGGACAAACACGTTACACCGTTGACAGTGGGTTATACCATGTTGACTATGCGACATTCCGCGTAGAAAAAAGTGATGCGCTGGGTGTTTCTGGAATTAGTTTAACAAAATTAGATTATAATGAGTACATAGATAAGTATATTGACCAAGAAAGCACGTCTAATGTTGGAGGAGTTCCTGAATACGTATTTAGGACGCCAGACAACAATTACGGGCTTTTTCCTTATCCTGATAAAGCATATACACTTAAATATGATGCTTTTAGCAAACCCACAGCGTTAAGTGCGACTACGGATGCCCCTGCAATACCTGAGCAATTTAGACAGGTCGTAGTAGATGGTGCCACCGCTTATGGGTATCAATACCGCGGGGAAGCCCAACAATACGGTATTAACTTTAGTCGTTTTGAAATGGGTATAAAGCATATGCAAAGTTTGCTTTTAAATCGTAATTTTAATTACATGCGGTCAACTTTCATTCCACATTCACAGAGGCATGGTACTATAGCAGCAACTGCAAGGATGTAACACATGGCTGATGAAGCACAACTCAGTCCATTTTACTTTGCATGTGAGGGAGGGCTTATTCTAAACCGTTCCACGTTTGCTATGGAACCAGGGCAAGCACTTGAATTAGAAAACTTTGAACCTGACGTTGGCGGTGGCTATAGACGTATTAATGGTTTTCAAAAATGGAACAGTAATGTTGTTCCACAAACATCTTCTTCAACTGAGTCTGTTTTAATGTCGGCTTTCTTTGAGGGCAATAACAAAGTTATTGCAGCTAGAGGCCAAAAAGTATTTGAAGCGGGTACAACAGGTAGCTGGACAGAAATTGATACTGGACGAACAAGCGCAAACAAATATACTTTTTTCAGGTATAATCTTAGTGGTACTGACCACATTGTTTGGGCTGATGGTGCTAACCACGCTACAAAATATGATGGAACAACAGTAACGGACTTAAATGCTACAGGTGCGCCAGCTAACCCAAAGTTTGTTGTTGGTTTTAAAGACGCATTATTTTTTGCAGGACATAGTGCAAATCCAGAAGAAGTAATATTCACTTCCCCATTTACTGATAATGATTTTAGTCCAGCTAATGGTGCGGGGTCAATACGTGTAGACAGCACCATTACAGCATTATTTCCATTTCGTAACGAACTAATTATTTTTGGCGAAAATCGTATTTACAAATTAACGGGCAATACTATTGCAGACTTTGCAATGCAGCCGATTACAAGAGACATTGGATGTCTTAATGGTTTTACTGTTCAGGAACTTGGTGGTGACATTATATTCCTTGGGCGAGACGGTCTTAGAACTGTAGCCGGTACTGAACGCATTAATGATGTCGAACTTGGCACAATTAGTAAGACTATTCAAGAACGCTTTGAAGGCGTAACGGACATAGACCAATTTGATAGCCTAGTAATACCAGATAAAACGCAATATCGTTTATTTCAAGTTAATACATCAGCAAATACAGAAGCACGAACAAAAGGTATTATTGCTGTAAAACGTGAACAAGGTTATGAGTTTTCTGAGATTCTTGGGATGCAACCATCCTGTACAGACTCAAATAGTGTCCAAGGCACTACCTATGTTTTGCATGGTGGCTTTGACGGATTTATTTATAGACAAGAAAAAACAAATCAATTTGACGGAGCAAATATTGTTGGTCGTTATCGTTCAACAGATATTACAGCAGGGGATGCCGGCCTACGTAAAAACTTTCAGCGTGTAATCATTAACTACGCACCAACAGGAATTGTAAACTCCGATTTATTTTTAAGATATGATTATGAATCGCCTGATGCTGCAAGACCTGCAGCGTATCCTTTTGACAGTTCACAAGTCGTTGCACTGTACGGTGTTGGTAAATATAATACTTCTACATATGGCGGTCAATCAAATCCACTTGTTAGACAGCCTGTAGAGGGAAGTGGTTTTGCAATAGCACTACGAGTTGTGGACAATGGCGAGTCATCTCCATATTCACTCAAAGGATTTCAGCTAGAATTTGATGCAGGAGCAAGAAGGTAATGGCAGGATACACCAGACAATCATCTTACACTGACGGTGATGTTATTACCGCAGCACACAGTAATGACGAATTTAATCAGGTACTAGCTGCATTTGTAAACACCACTGGACATAAACATGATGGCACAGCCGCTGAAGGTCCAGTCATTGGATTGATTGGTGACCCCGGTGTAGCAACGCCACTAAACAAAGTTGTAGTAGATGACACAAACAATCGTGTAGGTTTGTTCCTTGATGCAGGTGGTGCAGGTTCATCTGTAGAACAAATACGTTTCCAAGATGGTGTTATTGTTCCTGTCACAGACAACGATATTGATTTGGGTACAAGTTCACTTGAGTTTAAGAACGCTTTCTTTGACGGTACTGTAACTACAGATACAATTGTTGTAAACAGCACTATCGGTCACGATGACGACACTGACTTGCTTACACTGGCAAACGGTATTGTTACTGTTGCTGGCGAGATAAGTGTTACTACGCTGGACATAGGTGGCACTAATGTGACATCTACTGCTGCTGAACTAAACATCTTAGACGGTGTTACAGCAACGGCAACAGAACTTAATATTATGGATGGTGATACCTCTGCATCCTCTACAACTGTAGCTGACGCAGACCGTGTTGTATTCAATGATGGTGGGACTATGAAACAGGTGGCGGTCACTGACTTAGCTGCCTATTTTGATGACGAAATTACGGCAATGCCTAATCTTGTTACGACTGCTGCCACCACTGTTGGCGCACTTAACTCTGGTTCTATTACATCTGGCTTTGGCACTATAGACACAGGTTCATCAACCATTACCACTACTGGTCTTATTACTGGTGGCTCACTTGACATTGATGATGTTGTAGTAAACGGGTCAACTATTGGTCACACAGATGATACTGACCTGATTACTGTTGCTGATGGCATCGTAACTGTTGCAGGTGAAATTTCTGTAACTACTCTTGATATTGGTGGCACCAATGTAACCTCAACAGCAGCAGAGTTAAATATACTTGATGGTGTAACATCAACCGCTGCTGAATTAAATATACTTGACGGCGTAACGTCCACTGCAGCAGAGTTAAACATTCTAGACGGAGTAACTGCTACTGCTGCAGAACTCAATATTATGGATGGAGTTACCGCCACAACTACAGAAATAAATTTGATGGATGGTGGTACATCAGCCTCTTCAACTACACTCGCTGCTGCTGACAGATTAATTGTCAATGACAATGGCACAATGAAACAAGTTGCGCTGTCTGATTTTGAGACATTCTTTGAAAGCGCACTTGATACAACTTCTAACATTACTACTGTGGGAGCGTTAGACTCCGGTTCTATTACCAGCGGGTTTGGTAATATTGATACCGGCTCCAGCACAATTACAACCACAGGTTTAATTACTGGTGGTTCGTTAGATATTGATGATGTTCTTATCAATGGTTCTACAATTGGTCATACAGATGACACTGACCTTATTACGGTAGCTAACGGACTTGTAACTGTAGCTGGTGAGATATCTGTAACAACCCTTGACATTGGTGGCACAAACGTCACTTCTACTGCTGCTGAATTAAATATATTAGATGGAGTAACATCTACGGCAGCGGAACTTAACATCCTTGATGGTGTTACCTCCACTGCTGCAGAACTTAATATCCTAGATGGGGTAACCTCTACCGCAACAGAACTCAACATTGTTGATGGTGATACATCTGTTGGAACAACGGCTGTAGCAGGTGGAGATGGCGTTGTCACAAATGATAATGGCACTCTGCGTCAAACAAGTGTTGACACATTTGACACATACTTGTCTCAAACAACTAAGACCTTAACTAACAAAACACTGACTAGCCCGACAATAAATGGTGGGTCATTGTCTAGTGCCGTAACTGCTACAACGCAGTCTGCTGGTACTAGTAGTACAACTATTGCTACGACTGCTTTTGCACAAACTGCAGCCAGTAACGAAGCAGTAGCATTAGCCATTGCGCTTGGCTAGGGAGAAATAAATGGCAAACGCATTTAAACTCGTCACTGACACTGGTGTAGGCACATCTGCTGCTACAATACACACAGGTGCAAGTTCGACAGAAACCACCATCATCGGCCTCACTATTGCTAACATTGTTACTTCACAGATTGAAGTCGATGTGCAGATTGAGAACAACGATGGCGACAACATATATCTAATCAAGTCTGCACCTGTTCCGGTGGGTAGCACTCTTGTTGTCGTGGGTGGTGAACAGAAAGTCGTACTCAACGCAAGTGACGTTTTAAAAGTTACGAGCAATACCAGCACTTCTGCTGACGTGGCTCTGTCCATCTTGGAGATTAGCTAATGGCATACTTGGGTTCAGGTCTGCAACGGTTTAATACTGCTAATGGTTTGACTGTTAGCGGTAACACTGAAGTTGATGGTGGCACTATCAAGCTAGACGGTAATTACCCGACAGGCACGAATAATGTGGCTTTAGGTGACACTGCGCTTGATGATGGGTCATTGTCTGGCTCTCATAATACCGCTGTAGGACACGCTGCCCTAACTGCTAATACGTCAGGCGCATCCAATACTGGCATTGGTCGAGAAGCACTAGCCATAACTACGACAGGTAGCAACAACACAGCAGTCGGTAAGTTAGCTCTTTACGCGAATACTACAGCATCAAACAATACGGCTGTGGGTACAGATGCTCTTGTATCAAACACCACTGGTGCTTCTAATACGGCAGTGGGTGCTGAATGTTTAGACACAAACACCACTGGCGAACAACACGCCGCTTTGGGCAAAAATGCTTTGAAAGCGAACACTACAGGAAGCAACAGCGTTGCCATAGGTGCAGGGGCGTTACGCAATAATACAACCGCAAGCAACAACACCGCTGTTGGTACGTCTGCCTTGAACGCGAACACCACAGCAAATAACAACACCGCTGTCGGCAAAGATGCCATGATTTTGAATACAACAGGTGCCTCAAATACAGCGTTAGGATACACTGCTTTTTATAACAACACTACGGCAAGTGGCGGTGTTGCAATAGGCAATCGCGCTTTAGACGCGAACACAACAGGTGATTATAATGTTGGTATAGGCCACGATGCACTAGGTGCAAATACGACAGGCACTTTAAATGTTGCTATAGGTCAAAATGCACTAATTACAAACACAACTGGAACAAACAACACTGCAATAGGTCAAGCAGCTTTGTACAGTAACACAACAGCAGGAAATAACACTGCTGTTGGCAAGTCTGCTTTAGCCATAAACACCACTGGCACTAAAAACGCCGCACTAGGTTCACAATCCCTAGACGCAAACACTACAGGCGATGACAATACCGCAATCGGTTACAACGCACTGACATCAAACACTACAGCAGATGACAACACAGCGGTTGGTAAAGATTCTATGCTTACCAATACTACTGGCTCATTAAATGTCGCTGTTGGGTCATCAGCACTTTATGCAAACACCACTGGCGCATCAAATGTTGCGTTAGGCGAACAGGCTCTTGTGGCTAATAC